ATGTGGACATCATCAATCGGTATCGTAGGTCTAGCACTTAACCTCAGAGCATACGACTTTGTATCTCAAGAGATAAGAGCAGCAGAAGATCCAGAGTTCGAGACTTTCTATACAAAGAACATTCTTTTAAACGAAGGTATGAGAGCATGGATGTCATCAGTTGACCAACCACATGAAAACTTTGTATTCCCAGAGGAAGTATTACCTCGTGGTAACGCACTATAAACAAACGCTGAGGAGCACAAGCACAAATGACTCAATTAACATCAAAACTCTTAGGTATAAAACCTGAGTATCATGGCATTTTAGAATTTGGTTTCTTTCTTGCAGTTGGTATTACAGCAGGTTCCATGGGGTTGATTTAAACAGAATCATCTGTTATACTAGGAGGGTGTCACTACCCTCCTTTTTTTATGTCAGAATCAAACAAGAAAGACCCACTATTAGAAGAACTTGAAGAGAGAATCCTTGAAGGTAATGTGTTATTCACACCTGATGAAGAATTCCTTAAAAGATTGAATAAAGAAGAAGAAACTAAATGATATTCTGGATTGGATTTTTTATTATGTTTTTTAATGAGGGGTTCGTGATGATGCGTCACGTATCTCCTTGGTTTTCAAAACAAAGAGAAAGAGTCATTAACAAATTGGGAGACAATCTTTGGTACCGTCTTCACGGTACGCTAGATTACACTTGGATTGGACTTGTAACACTTGGTTTAATAGTAAATTCTAACAGACTATTACATATATCAGCACTAGCAATTTTTTGGATTGGTTCTTTCTTAGTATTTTATTTACCGAGATGGACAAGGACAAAAAAATCTGGTAATATATAATAAAACCTAAGACACTATATGAAAATTTTTCTCGACACTGCTGATGTAGATATGATTGCTCCTGCCTATGAGACAGGATTGGTTGATGGGATTACCACAAATCCAACATTAATAAAAAGAAGCGGTCGTGATCCTATTGAAGTGATTAAAGAAATTGCAACAGAGTTTAAAATGCTCCAATCAATTTCTGCTGAAGTTGTTGCTGATACTGCTGAAGAGATGTATGAGCAATCACAAGCATTTAAAGAACATAGAAATGTTACTATTAAAGTTCCTTGTACGGTAGAAGGTCTTAAGGCATGTCGTATGATTAGGGAGGAAGGTAAGAGTGTTAACGTTACTTTGGTCTTCTCGGTCGCGCAAGCGATCCTGGCTGAAAAAGCAAGTGCCACATATGTATCACCTTTCGTCGGAAGGTGGGTTGATAATTCCGTCGATGGAATTGGACTCATCAAAGATATTAAAAGAGTATACAATAATCATGGACGCTTCCAGACCACCAATGTGCTTAGTGCATCACTTAGAGATGTTAGACAAGTGGAACAATCATTTTTGATGGGTGCAGATGTATGTACTATTCCACCATTAATATTCTGGAAGATGTACAAAAACATTTTAACAGACAAAGGGTTGGAATTATTCCAAGCGGATTGGGATGATGTCAATAAATAATTTTCCTTTCTCAGATATAAAACCTTTTGAGAAGGGTGTTTTTCACGGATTCTCACGCATAAAACCTGCCATGAAAATTCCAGGCATAGGTAGTTTCTATACTAAACAAGAAGTAGAAAAATTACTTAAAGAAACATTAGATGAAGCAAAACGCATTGACGCAGAGTCAATGAGAAAGCACAATAGAGATGCTACTATTATCAGTATGATTCTAGGATTCACTGCTCTTGCTTTATTTGTTGATGGGTTACTTAGATTACTAGGTATCATTCCTCCTTTCATGCACATTGATATTGATGTGCTAGATAAGATTGTTGACAGAGTGGAAGATGATGTTATCAATCAATTGAAAAAAATACCACTTCAAAAATTCCTTAAATGAACGACACAACTGTGTTCTTATATTTTATTTGTTTTGCTGCTATCGCAGGTGCAACATTTGCTTTTATGTGGAGGTCTATGGGTGTCGTCTTTAAAGAGATGGACAAGTATGTAGACAGAACCCTTAGTAAGAAAGCACACCCAGAAGCACCCAAAGAAGGAGAAGAAGTAATGGGTGTTACTTTTAAAAATACGGAGGAGTACAATGATTTACAAAATCGTATCGATGAACTTAAGAAAAAACTTGAAGACGATGAAGATGAAGAAGAAGGTGGTTTGGTTGTAAGAAAATAATGTCAGAATTCATACAACGTCATATCGGACCATCAGAATCCGAACAAAGCAAGATGCTTGCTGATCTTGGTTTATCAACCATAGAAGAGTTAGTAAGAGAAGTAGTGCCAACTTCAATCTTACTTCGTGGTGATAGTAATTTACCAGAAGGTTGTAGTGAACAACAGGCACTTACAGAATTAAAAAATATTGCAAGACATAATAAAGTTAAAAGAACTCTTATAGGTCAAGGATATTATGGAACAATTACACCACCAGTAATACAAAGAAATGTATTTGAGAATCCTGCATGGTACACATCCTATACACCATATCAGGCAGAGATATCACAAGGTAGACTAGAAGCATTATTTAATTATCAAACACTGATTACAGAACTCACTGGATTACCAGTTGCAAATGCATCATTGTTAGATGAAGGAACTGCAGCAGCAGAAGCAATGTTACTTGCACATAGTCAAAGTAAGAAAAAAGATTTTATAGTTGATAGTAAAATATTTCCACAAACATTAGAAGTATTACGAACAAGAGCAAGACCATTAGGTATCAATATTGTCCTGATAGATTATGATGAATCTATACCAATAGCTTTCTTTGCTGATGCATTTGGAGTTATTGTACAATTACCAAATAGTCATGGTAATTTAAGACATCGTAACGGATTATTAAGATTAGCTGAGGTTTGTAAATGTATGAAGATTGCGATTGTTGATCCACTCGCACAGGTTCTCATGCAACCTGTAGGTGAATGGGGATTTGATATTGCAGTTGGTAGTATGCAGAGGTTTGGTATTCCTATGGGTTTTGGAGGACCTCATGCAGCATTCTTTGCAACCACTGAGAAATATAAACGAAAGATTCCTGGACGAATTGTAGGGCAGTCGGTAGATAGTCAAGGTAATAAAGCACTACGACTAGCGTTGCAAACAAGGGAACAACATATAAGACGAGACAAAGCAACGTCCAATATATGCACCGCCCAAGCACTCCTCGCAAATATGGCAGGTTTTTATGCTGCTTATCACGGTGCGGAAGGTCTGAAAAGAATAGCAAATAGAATATTAAAATATAGACAAGTGTTACTAACAGCATTCAAATGGATGGGAATAGAAGTTGATGATACTGAAGGTTTTGATACAATAAGATTTAAAAGTTTTCTTTCAGTTGATGGATTTAATGTTCGCTATGAAGATGACCATACTATTATTAGTTTAGATGAACTAACAACTCTTGATGAGATACAAACTCTAATTAATTCACAGAAAGATTTAATAAATCAAAATGATACGATTGATCATATCGTAGAAGCAGTTGGAGAATACAAATGGATTGATGTTCCAGAAAGAACCAAACCATGGTTACAACAAGAAGTATTTAACAAGTATCAGAGTGAAACTAATATGATGAGATATATTAATGAGTTAGTATCTAAAGATTTCTCATTAGTAAATGGTATGATGCCACTTGGTAGTTGTACCATGAAGTTAAATTCAGCAGCAGAGTTGATGCCTGTAAGTTGGGACGAGTTTGCTAACATGCATCCATTTGCACCAGAAAATCAAACTCTTGGTTATCAAAGAATCATGCAAAATTTAAAAGATTGGTTGTGTGATATTACAGGATTTGCTGCTGTAAGTTTACAACCAAATGCAGGTTCACAAGGTGAGTATGCAGGTCTTCTTACAATACAAGAATATCATAAAAGTAATGGTGATGATAAGAGGAATGTATGTTTGATACCTACGAGTGCACATGGAACTAATCCTGCTAGTGCTATTATGGCAGGTATGAAAATAGTTCCTATCAAATGTGATGATGAAGGTAACATTGATATGAAAGATTTAGAAAAGCAAGCAATAATGAATACGTTTGAACTCTCTTGTATCATGATTACATACCCATCAACTCATGGTGTATTTGAACCAACTATAAAAGACATCTGTAGAATTGTTCATGAGAATGGTGGTCAGGTATACCTTGATGGTGCAAACTTAAATGCACAAGTTGGATTAGCAAAACCTTGTGAGTATGGTGCTGATGTATGCCATATAAATTTACATAAAACATTCTGTATTCCTCATGGTGGTGGCGGTCCTGGTGTAGGTCCTATTGGTGTTGCAGAACATCTTATTCCTTTTATGAAACAAAGAGTGTCAGCAGCAATTCAAGGTAGTGCATCCATACTTCCTATTAGTTGGATGTATATAAGAATGATGGGTGCTGATGGATTAAGAAAGGCAAGTGAAATATCATTACTATCTGCTAATTGGTTGGCACATAAAATTGATTCATTTAAAGTATTATATAAAGGTGCAAATGGTAGGGTTGCTCATGAATGTATATTTGATTGTCGTTCATTACCAGTAACCGCAGAGGATGTGGCAAAGAGACTAATGGATTATGGTTTCCATGCTCCCACACTATCATGGCCAGTGTTAGGAACTATGATGGTAGAACCTACAGAGTCAGAGTCACTAGATGAGTTGCAAAGATTTGTAGATGCCATGGAAAAGATAGGAAGAGAGATCTTTACTCTTCCTGAGATAGTTAAAAATTCTCCACATACTGCAAGGGTTGTAACTTCATCGCAATGGGTGTATAATTATAGTCGGGAGCAAGCAGCATATCCTGCTGATCAAGATAATAAATTCTGGCCAGCAGTGTCTAGAATTGACAATGTTTACGGAGATCGTAACCTTGTCTGCTCTTGTGAAAATTACTTTGATGACAATGATTAAAGAACATGAAGTTCTTGTGATCGATGACTTTATTAGTACAGATTATCAAGAACAAATTAAAAGTATATTGATTGGTGAAGAAAGATTTAAAGGTAATGAATTTTCTTGGTTATTTCTTGATGATGTTACTGTGTCTAATCCTTCAAATGAAGATCATTTATATAGTGATGAAATGGATATTCACAATGGTCAGGCAATCAAGTACGAAAATTATAGTCAACGTAGACCAGCATTTACTCATTCATATGTGTATTATGAAGACGATGGAACAGGTAGTATTGACAGTGAATTCCATGAATTATTTGCACCACTACTTCAAAGAGGAGCACTTAAAGGAATGGGGACTACTGAAGTAAATGTACTTCAAGGTCGTTCTTTTTTACAACTCCCACTTAACCTAAGAAATCGTGACGTAGATACTCCACATATAGATCTATATGAAGGACATAAACATATAGTTGTTTTATATTATGTTTGTGATAGTGATGGTGATACAATCATATACAATGAAAAAACAAAATCAGATGAATATACTATAAAAGAAAGAGTTACACCTAAACAAGGAAGGGTTGTTATATTTGATGGAGGGTTATATCACACCGCAGAACAACCCATAAATAATGTTAGGTGTGTAGTAAACTACAACTTGGTTTTACAATGAAAACAACTGAAACTTACGAACAATTAATTCAACGCTTCACTAAGCGTACAATGCAACTCGCTTCCAGACAAGATGAATTAAAAGGATGGTATGAAGAGTATGTCAAAAACGAAACTGACTTAAAAAGATTAGAAGGGTCAATGCAAGCACTAGAGTATCTTGCATATGGTAAACTACCAGGAGATGGTAACCATGGTGGAATGAAAGATCACAGACCTGTAAAGCATAATAAATTAGACGCACTTGATTAATGAAACTTTACTTGCAAAGTCAAATTTTAACTGCTATAATATAGATAAAGAAAACATTTACTAAAATGGTATTCGCATCAAACCCATCAGTGTATACACTACCAGGCACTTGGGAAACACAACCAATGATTCCAACTGAATTCGTATTCAGCACAGGTGTTGCAGTTGCAACTCTAGGTATGGTCATAGGTTTAATGGTAGGTATGTCAATTCTTAAGATAAAAAGAAAAAGAGTATGAGCAAACGCTATTCTAATGATCGTATGTCTGTCAGGGCACAGTCACTAAGCGTTCTATTGAAAAATTACGGTAGTCAACTTGACACCAGCAGAAAATCCAAGTATACTAATCAATCGATATACCAGTGTGCTCATGATTGGATTTCCATGGGAAACATGAACACTAATGGAATCGTTAAATATTATGAGGTACATTATTCAAGTCACGCATTACAATCTTGATCCCAATATTACATTTCCTATTTCAATTGCAGTAATTACAATACTGTTGGGAGGATATGGAGTATACAAAGGATTTTTCGCAAATCAAAATTTAACAGACCCATGGGACGACCACGATGATTAGTTTTTTACTCGCTAGTGCAGGTTTATTGAACCTATTATTCTATGTCTTTGCAATTGGTTTTGTAATATCATTACTGTTAGAACAGTGGTTAAAATTCCGTCCTTTATCTGTTGACTCAACACTGAACGAAAGGCACATGTATATTGTACAGACCAATAGAAGATACTGTTGGAGACAAGCATGGGTCACGAATCTAATATGGTTCTTGGTTAATGTAAGTCTGTTTATGATATCAAGAAACATGCAGACACCTCAAGATACTTTTTGGAATGGTATTTAAAGTTTATTCTAAAAATGGATGTCCCTATTGCAATAAAGTAGAAAAGGTGCTACAATTAGCAGAACTGCAACATGTTGTCTATAAATTGGGAACTGACTTTAACCGAGAAGAATTCTATTCTAAGTTCGGTGAAGGTTCTACATTTCCAAGGGTGATCATGGATGAGGAAATCATCGGTGGTTGTAGTGAAACTGTCAAATTCTTACGGGAAAAAAACATTGTCTGACATCGAGATAAATAGAGGTATTGAGCTATTACTCAATGGAGGTAAACAAAAAGAACAACCAAAACCAAAACCAGAGACTTTCAAAGTAGTCTTGGATAAAACTGTTTCTTTTCTCCGAAGAGAAATTAAGTTTTACTTTAAAGTTTCTTTAAATCTATCAAAGATAGAAGAGTAAAAAGTTCAAGGAGTTTCAAATGTTAGATCCCATTGCAGCACTTACCATTGGTTCCATCGTTTCTATTATTGCATTAACTGTTGGAACTATGTTAGGATGGATAGCAAGAGAATATATGTTTACCTACCATGAAAATAATGAAGACTCTGAAGAAGAGGAAACATATACAATGCATCCAGAACTAATGTATGACGAACATGGAAATCTGTTAACAGATCAACTAATCGCATTTAAATTTGATAATTGCGAAGACATTGAACCATTAGATGATTAATTATGCCAACAAAAACAAAAACAAAATTACCTAAAGATGCTCTTGTCTCTGAAATCCTAGAAGTGGTTTCAAAACAAAGAAGTGTAGCAAAAAAGATTGAAATACTACAGGAACGATCCACAAATCCAGGATTGATTGCTGTTCTTGTATGGAATTATGACCCTAACATTGAGTCAGCAGTTCCTGAGGGTGAGGTTCCCTATACCCCCAATGATGCTCCAAAAGGAACTGAGCATACACGTTTAATTCATGAGTATCGTAATCTCTACAAATTCTGCAAAGGTGGAGATCCAACATTGACTCGTAATCGTAGAGAAATGTTGTTCATTCAACTTCTTGAGGGTTTAAACGAGGATGAAGCAGAAATTATTTGTTTATCAAAGGATAAAAAACTTGGAGAAAAATTCAAACTCACCTACGAAGTCGTCAAGCAAGCCTTCCCAGAAAGATCTTGGGGATAAGATCCCAGATAAGTGGACTCAAGATGAGAAAAGTAAACTCCAGAAGAGGTACTCGTGTGAACTTCTTTTAGAGAATGCTACTCCTGAGCAACTGCAAGATAAAAAACAACCTTCTGATGCAGTGATTATCACCTATGAATTTGGTGGTACTACTTCTCGTGACCTTATTAGAGGTCAACGTCGTGACATTTTTGACATGTACTATGATTACTTTGGACCAGGTGTCGTGAAATCATTTGACTTTGGACAGGGTAATATCAGTCCAACTCTTTGGAGGTACTCTCAAAAAGGTCAAACCAAAAAGAAAAAATAAATCCAAAAAAGGCGGGAAAAAAATTCCGCCATTTTTTTGCTCCAGAGGGTCGCATAAATAATTCATTATAAAGTATCATTATGACTTACGTATACAGAAAATACGAAAATCCAGAAACCAAACAAATGGTGGATTTGCAAGAATTGATAAATGACCTTTTTGAAATACTTAAATCTTCTAATAAAGAGATGGAAGAAGCACAAACTCATATAGTGATGTTAAAAGATAAAGTACAAGAACTACATACTAGATTATCTGATCGTGAAGATGAAATTAATTCACTCTCTCTTAGATTATTGAGAACTGAAGAAGATGATATTGAATTACGTAATGATTTACATAATAACTATAACAAGATAGAAAGAGTTAGTATTGAACTAGATAATCATTCTCATTAGGTAAGAAAACGTATAAATACCTATATGAAGAGTAGAAAAGCAGCAAAAATCTTAATAAAACGAGCGAAAGAAAATCCTAATTTGTATACTGACCAAGATGTGGAATATGCAAAGCTATTACGGAAACACGAACCTAAATTGTATCAAACTTTACAAAGTTAGTTGACTATATAGTGTGGGTATGCTAACATACCTTTACGTTCATCCAAATGCATAGTCTAGCACTACTGGTACTTCTATTTGCTGAACATGACCCAACCCATTGGGAAATGTCATGTCAGGAATGGAACGAAGCAAGGGTTGAGATTCTCAGCGATGAGAAACACACACCTGATGCTAAGGAGTATCTTATAGATTACTTCTATACCAAAGTATCAGATAAAGACTGCGGGACTTGGCAGATTGGACGCAAGTAAGTCGCGGAACGGGTACGTTCATCCCTTATGATTGAAACTTTAATTGCCACAACTATCATTACTGTTAGTTGTACAGACATTGATACTCTTGTCAATCGTGCTAAAGTCTATCCAGACATTAGCGATAAAGATAGACAGGAAGTAATAGACTTATACTATGAC